ATGTAGTTAATAAGAGACAGTTTAGGCTTGACAATCAAAGGCTTAGTTATACAGGCTACACTGGGATGCTATAGTTAAAAAAGGGGCTGCGGAGGCTAAGAGTCTATGCAGTCCCGCCATAGTAGTTATACAGGGTTATACAGTCATTACTAGAGGTTATCTACTAATATGGTAGAAAAGACTTGACAAGTTATACAGTCTTTGGTATAATGCAGTTAAGGGTTTACTATGTAGCCCTTAAAGGGACTGTGGTTAAGATTAACATAAACCCCACTACGTTAATGACTACATAGTACTAAGAACTAAATAGACAACGAGGTAACAAAAATGGAAGATAGTGTTAAACCTAGTGTTAAAAAAGGTAGGCCGAAGAAATCAGAGATTCAAGCGATTAAGAATAAGAAGAACCCTGTAGGAAGACCTAAAGGACATAACGATAGAATCGCTGAGTTCAAAGCACGGTTAATGGGTACTTCTGGCGATAAGATCATTGAAACTGTTATTCGTAAAGCGTTAGACAATGAGGACAAAGACCAGATAGCAGCACTTAAAATGTGTATGGATCGGTTACTCCCAATGTCGGTGTTTGACGGTAAGAAGGCTACTGGTACTACGCCTCAAATTACTATTAACATTGCGGGTATTAATGATCCGGTTATATCAGGCGAAGCCTCTGATGTGGAAGATGTAACCTATACAGACTATGAGGCTGACAATGACGAATCTTAACTTTCAACTACTAGGCTGGCAGAAGAAGGTCTTTGCTGACCCTACTCGCTTCAAAGTAGTTGCTGCTGGTCGCCGTTGTGGTAAGTCAAGACTTGCTGCTGTTAGTCTGATTGCTAATGTACTGAAATGTCCTGCTGGTTCTGCTGTTATGTATGTAGCCCCTACACTGGGTCAAGCCCGTACGATTATATGGGATTTGATTATGGAACTAGGCAGACCAGTAATCAAGTCTGCTCACGTTAATAACCTAGAGATTACCTTCATCAATGATCGTAAGATTCTGGTTAGAGGTGCTGACAACCCTGACAGCCTTCGTGGTGTTTCGTTGACCTACTTAGTAATGGACGAATGTGCGTTTATTAAGTTGGATACTTGGGAAAAGATTCTCCGTGCTGCGCTGTCTGATAAGAAAGGTAGCGCATTATTTATTTCTACTCCTTCAGGGCGTAACTGGTTCTATGATGTGTTTACACTAGGACAGGAAGAGTCTGATGAAGAGTGGAAGGCTTGGCACTTTACAACCAAAGACAATGAGACTATTGACCCCAAGGAAGTAGACAACGCTAGGAAGACTCTTAGTACCTTCAGTTTTAAACAAGAGTATGAAGCATCCTTTGACAATGCCGGTTCAGACCTGCTTAAAGAGCAGTGGTTAAAATACGGTAAAGAACCTACTGATGGTGATTACTACATTGCTGTGGACTTAGCAGGCTTTGAAGACGTAGCCAAGTCAGTAACCAGTGCGGTGAAGAACAGACTAGACCAGACCGCAATAGCAGTGGTTAAAGTCAACCAGAAGGGCTGGTGGGTTAAGGACATAGAGTATGGTAGGTGGGACATCAGAGAGACCGCTGTGAGGATTCTGAACGCTTCTAGGAAGGTTAAAGCAGCCTGTGTAGGTATTGAGAAGGGAGCACTGAAGAATGCTGTTATGCCCTATCTAAACGACCTTATGCGTAGGAACGGTGTATTCCCTAGAATTGAAGAGTTGACTCACGGTAACAGAAAGAAGACTGACAGGGTTATGTGGTCTTTGCAGGGTCGCTTTGAGCATGGTAGGATTACTCTGAATGAAGAGAATGAATGGAAGACATTTGTAGAGCAGTATCTAATGTTTCCACACCCACAAGTACACGATGACTTGCTAGACGCTTTAGCATATATTGACCAGATTGCAACCCCATCTTATCTCAATGATGATGACTACGATGACGAGTGGGAACCCATAGATGACGTAATAGGTTACTAGTATGAAAAAGTGTATTTGTTGTGGTGTTGAAAAACCATTAACCGAGTTTCATAAAAGGGCTAATGGTTCTTTAAGAAACGATTGTAAGCAGTGTAAAAACGCAAGCAACCGTAAAAACTATGAAACCAACAAAGAAGCGAGAACCCAGCAAATAAGAGAGTGGCGAAATAACAACAAAGAACTTGTCCGTAGTTATGACAATAACTTGAGACATAAACGCAGAGTTGCTAAGAACGCTGTAGATATGTCTGAGTTAGATTTCTTTGTTTTTCAAGAAGCACACAAACTTTGCGCTTTAAGAAAAGAAGTTACAGGTTATGATTGGCACGTTGACCATATAGTACCAATAAACCACAAACAAGCCTGTGGTCTTCATAACGCTTTTAATTTTCAAGTAGTACCTGCTGTTTGGAACATCAAAAAAAGCAACAGGAACATGAACAAATTTATAGGAAACTGACATGGATAAAGACGAAAAGAACTATGACGATGCTGGGTCTGAACTTGTCTCATTCGTAATGAATAGAGTTGACCGTTATACAGAGCATAGAGATTCCTTGTATTCTGAGCGTTGGAACGAGTACGAAAGACTTTGGCGTGGAGTCTGGACTGAAGAGGATCGCATTAGAGACAGCGAACGCAGCAAGATGATTAGCCCTGCATTGCAACAGGCTATTGAAACCCGGCAATCGGAAATCTCTGAGGCTGTGTTCGGTAAGGGAGAATTCTTTGATGTTACTGGTGATCCAGAGACTTCATCTGTTGTACGTCAGAAACTGCACTACAACTTCAAGAAAGACAAGATCAGGAAAGCAATTGAACACATTGTGCTGCTGGCTGAAGTCTTTGGTACAGGTATTGGTGAGGTTATCATTACTGAGGTTATGGAGAAGACTCCAGAGTCCCGTAAGTTGGAGATGACCAATCTGGTTGCTGTTGGTACTGTTGAGGAGAAGCGGTTTAAAGTAGAACTGAAGCCTGTCCATCCCCGTAACTTCTTTATCGACCCCAACGCTGCTTCCATTGATGATGCGTTTGGTTGTGGTATTGAAGAGTATGTTTCTATCCACAAAGTGCTAGAGAACATAGAGTCTGGTGTTTACCGTGATGTAGAGATTAATCCTATCAGCGATGACCAAGACCTTGAACCTACCAAAGAGTCTGTGACCTACTCTGACGATAAAGTTAAACTGGTTAAATACTTTGGACTTGTCCCTTCTGCCTTGCTTAACATGGGCGATGACGATGAAGAAGTTGAGGAATTGTTTGAAAAAGATGACATGGGCGAGGAAATCTATGAAGACCTCGTAGAAGCAATTGTTGTTATAGGTAACGACTCTGTGCTGCTTAAAGCAGAACGTAACCCCTACATGATGCAAGACCGACCTGTGATTGGCTATCAGTGTGATACAATGCCTAATCGCTTCTGGGGTCGTGGTACTGCTGAGAAGGGCTACAACATGCAGAAAGCCATTGATGCTCAACTCCGTGCTCACTTTGACAACCTAGCCCTTACAACAGCTCCTATGATGGCTATGGATGCTTCTAGGATGCCTCGTGGTATGAAGTTTGAGGTACGTCCCGGTAAGTCTATCCTGACTAACGGTAATCCACAAGAGATTCTGTTCCCGGTTAAGTTTGGTCAAACAGACCCTGCTAACTATCAAACAGTACAGGATCTGGAGCGTATGCTGTTAATGGCTACTGGTACTATTGACAGTGCTGGAATGCCTTCTGCTGTGTCTGGAGATGCCAAGTCAGGTGCTATGTCTATGGCTCTGTCAGGTATCATCAAGAAGAATAAGCGTACACTGGTCAACTTTCAAGAAGACTTCCTTATTCCTTTTGTGTATAAAGCAGCACATCGTTATATGCAATTTGATCCTCAGAACTTCCCTGCTAAGTCTCTGGAGTTTGTTCCTATCTCTACAATGGGTATCATGGCTCGTGAGTATGAGCAGCAGCAGTTTATTGGTCTGTTGCAGACAGTCGGCCCTGATAGTGCTATTATGCCTCTGGTGTTGAAAGGTATTGTGTCTAACTCTTCTCTGTCCAACAAAGAAGAATTGGAACAGGCTCTGTCACAAATGTCTCAACCTAATCCTGAACAGCAACAAGCACAGCAGATGCAGGCTCAGTTGCAGCAGGCACAGATTCAGGCTCAGATTGAATTGTTTAAAGCACAGGCTGCTGAGTATCAAGCCAAGGCAATGGAGTCACAGGCTAAGGCAATGAAGGTACAGGCAGAGACACAGGCTATTCCTTACGAATTGAAGATTGAAGAGTTGAAGGCTATCAACACTAACTTGCCTGAAGACCCTGAAGACAAGATCTTCCAGCGCAGGGCTAAGATGGCTGAATTGATGCTCAAAGAGAAAGACATTGAGAACTACAGTAAGCAACTTGAGATTCAAGAGCGTACTGAAAACTCTAAGTTGGATCTAGAGCGTGAAAAACTAAACCAACCTAAAACATCTAAACGTAAAAAAGTAGAAAGAGATGCTGAAGGTAATATTACCGGAATGGTAGAGGAGTAACACTATGGCACAACTCAGTTCGGTACATCTTCCGTATATCGGAGATGGACAATTTATACCGTCTGCTAGTGTCATAGTGCCAAAGGATGGGGTCAACTATGAGCGACAAATTGCTGTTATTGGTGACCCTAATAATCCTGACGAGTTACTTAATATATCTGGTGGAAAAGTACCTGTCACCGCTACTGATCTTGACATTCGTAATTTATCATCTACTCAAGATTTTGTAACTGCTAACTTAGGTTTGTTAAACGGAGCAGCAACAGAAGCAAATCAAAATACAAACAATTCTTTTTTGTCTTCTATTGATTCAAAAATACCTGACGAATCTGGTTCTTGGGGGTATCTTGCAGGGGTTTCTGGAACCGTTGTTGTAGCTAATAACAGAAGAGTATTAACTATCACGGCAACAGCAGGTTCTCTTGTAGGAGCATCTATGACTATAAACGGAGGACAAACTATTGTTATTCCTGTTGGCACTTCTATCACAATTAGCCCAAAAGCCAACTTGGTTGCTCCTACGGTAGTGTTTACCGCAACTACTGCCTATTTTATTGAAAGCGTATTATGAGTGGATATCGTTTTAATTTTGTTGAAAGTAACAATCCTGTTGTAGAGAACGAAGGAAATTCTGTTATAGACGGTGGGAACTCTTTAACTAATTACTTGGTTGTGTTTAATAACGGAAGTGCTACAGGAAATCCAAATAATCCTGTTGTACTTAATTTTGGAGGTGCTACTTAATGGCTTTTGCACAATATCAATTTCGCAGAGACACAGCAGCAAACTGGACTTCTGCTAATCCTATTTTACTGGCTGGCGAACTTGGATATGAAACAGATACAAGTAAATTTAAATTAGGTACTGGAAATACACCATGGAACAGTCTTGCTTACGGGGGCATTAAAGGAGATACAGGTATTACAGGAACTAACGGAACTAACGGATGGTCACCTGTTTTGGCTAATCAGACTGACGGGGAACGTAGAGTTTTACGTTTAATTGATTGGACAGGCGGTACAGGAACTAAACCAGTAGTACCTACAGATAACTATATTGGTGCTGCTGGTTTTACCAATCTTACCAACGCTACTGATATTAGAGGTGCTACTGGGGCTTCCGGAACTACGCCTAATAGTTTTACTACCATTGCTGTTACAGGGCAAAACAACGTAGTTGCTGACCAAGCCAACGATACTTTGACATTGGTTGCAGGAGCAAATATTAGTATAACAACTGACAGTAATACCGATTCTGTTACAATTAGCAGTAATGCTACTGCTGCTCAAAATACTTTTGCTGTTGTGACAGGTAACACAGGAACAGCAACTGCTGCTTTGCCTGCCGATACCCTTGCTATTACAGGCGGTACAGGTATTAGTACAAACGCTACAGATACACCAGATGGGTTAGTAATTACTAACACCGGAGTTACTTCACTAGTTGCCGGTACAGGTATTGGTGTTTCAGCGTCTACTGGTGGTGTTACAATTAGCAACAACGGAGTTACAACTGTAAATGGTGCGACAGGAGCAGTTACAGTTTCCGCATACCCTGCTGTAACTAGAACATCTCCTACAGCATCAGAATCGACTGCGCTCACAACAGTTCAGTCTTTCCCTCTTGCTGCCGGTAATACAGCAGCGGGTCATGAATATGAGTTTGAGGCATCTCTGCGGGTCATTAACACAACAACAGCTACTAACTTGGTTGTTACTTTGTCGGTAGGTGTTGTTAACGTTTTGGTACTGCCTCAAGCACTGGGCACAACAGCAGCAGTAACTCCGGGTGCAACGATTCTAATTAAAGGACGTTTGACGTTTTTATCCGCTACCGCAGCAGAGGCGATTGTTCATGTAGTCAAATCACACGCAGCTGCGTTTAACACTGTACTAAGTACCTCTGCTCCAGTAACGGTGGTAACTGCTGCGGAGACAACAATTGACCTTAAAGTGAATACTTCCGGCGCAACGTCTACGTTTATCTGTCGTCAGGCAACCATCAAAAGGGTGAACTAAATGGCGGGTAATAATATCATTGAATTTAGAGTAGTAAGAAAATGGAACGATGCTAGTAAAACTATTCAAAACGACCTTCGACTTCAATTTAGAACCAAAGATGTTATTTTAGGGGTTCTTGGAGTTACTTTAGGGGTCTGGTCTGATTGGCAAGATTTTGACGGTCTTGAAGTTGAAGATATTGTGGGGTAAATATGATTAAGATAACTCGTACAATTACTCTCAATGGCGATACAAAAGAAGACTACAATCAAATTATTGACCATCTTATAAACACTAAAGCAGAAGAAACTGGGTGGACTTTGATTAAAGAACCCCTAACAAACAAAGTTACCGCTGTTAAGAAAGAAGAAATAAACCAACTGTAAGGACTATCATGCTGCATCATAGACAACTATTACTGCTGTTAAGGGCGCAGCAATCCGCAGGACGTAAACGGGTAAGGTATCTTCGTGATACTAAGCCTGTTTACCACTCCAAAGAGATTGAAGAACTTATTGATAGGTTTGACTTAGAACTACCTCAGACTGAAGAGTTCTTTGTTACAGTGCCTGTTAAAGCCTCTGTAGAGCCTTTGGAGCCTTCCGAGGAATTAAGTCCTAAGCAGACTACCAAGATACTCCAGCAAAGCCTTGTAGGGGTCATTAAAGAGCTTACAGAGCTATTAATTTCTCTTGACAAGCAAGCAGAAGAGGACGCACTACAACTTCAGAGACAAGAAGCTGTCAGAATTATTCTTGAAGAGGCTAAAAAGACTAAGAAAAAGATCAGACAGGAAGAAGAATTACTGCTAATTCTGATGGAATAATAGAGTTTTTGTTCTAAAGTATTAAATACCTCTTGACAACCTAGTTAGTCTCTGTTATAATACAGCCATATAAGACAAAGTAATATGCTTATGTCTATAACTATATAAAGAGAGGTAACAAATGAACAAGAAACTTGAAGTATTTTACGAAAATCAATTTGAAATGTTCCTCAAACAAGGCTGGAAAGACTTTATTGAGGACACTACTAACCTACTTAATACAATGACTATTGAAACTGTCAATAACGAGTCAGAATTGTTCTTCCGCAAGGGACAAAAGGACTGCCTGAACTGGGTATTGCAGCGTCAAGGTCTAATTTCTGACTCTTATGAGCAACTTCTGAACGAAGAGGCTGAAGATGAAGAGAATGTATGAATTTAAGTGTTGTGGAGGACACATCACAGAGCGTTTCTGTTCCTTTGAGGACAAACAGACAACGTGTTCTGAATGTAATCTTCCTGCAAGCAGAATTATTTCTGCACCATCAGTTGCATTGGAAGGGATTTCTGGATCCTTTCCGGGGGCTGCAATGAAATGGGAACGCAAACACACTGAACATCTTCGCAAGAAGACTACTTAATCCTACAATCGGTAACGACAGGAGAAATACACATGGCACAAATTATTGAAGAGTTTTATGAGGACGAAGGAACTGACGATCTTCCAACAGAATCCGAGCAGGGCAACTTGGTTGAAAATGAGTTAGAACTGGAAATTCCTGAAAAATATCGTAACAAGTCTGTTAAAGATATTGTTAAAATGCACCAAGAAGCCGAGAAACTTATTGGTAAGCAGGCTCAGGAAGTTGGTGAGGTTCGTAAACTCGCTGACGATCTTATAAAACGCCAACTCTCTAATACGCCCCAAGTAAAAGAAACTGAACTCGATATTGACGACTCGGAGTTCTTTGCCAATCCTAAAGACGCTATCTCTAGGGCAGTCTCTAGCCACCCTACAGTTCGACAGGCAGCAGAAGCAGCAGCCCGTTTGACTCAAATGCAGGCACAGCAGGCAATCCTTGCTGCACACCCTGACTTTGTTGAAGTAGTACAGGATAGTGACTTCCAAGAATGGGTTATGAAGTCTAAAGTTCGTACCCAACTGTTCCGTCAGGCTGATAGTTATGATGTAGATGCTGCTGAAGAACTTCTCAGCACTTACAAAGAACTTAAAGCAGTAAAGACAAACACAGCATCTAAAGAGATTACCGACAAGCGTAGCACAGCACTGAAAGCAGCAAACACTGGTAGTAATGTGGCTACAACTGGCGAGAAGTCCAAGAAGGTATATCGCAGAGCAGATATTATCCGTCTTATGAACACTGATCCACAGCGATATGCAGCACTGCAAGATGACATCATGCAAGCATATAGCGAAGGGCGGGTTCGCTAATCCAATTGTAATATTAAGGAGTTTTAATCATGGCAAGTTTTGACGTAACCAGCACCAATACCGTAACCCGTACACGTGCTGATAAGTTCATCCCCGAAATCTGGTCTGACGAGATCATCGCTGCATACCAAAAGAGCCTCGTGATGGCTCCGCTGGTTATGAAGATGAACGTCAAAGGCAAGAAAGGTGATGTCATTCACATTCCTAAGCCTATCCGTGGCACTGCAAACTTGAAGGCTGCTGCTTCTCAAGTTACTCTGCAATCCAGCGTTGAAGACGAAGTGTTGGTCAACATCGACAAGCACTACGAGTACAGCCGCTTCATCGAAGACATCGTTGAGACACAAGCACTGTCCTCGCTGCGTCAGTTCTACACTGCTGATGCTGGCTATGCTCTGGCTCGTCAGATCGACACCGACCTGATCGGTCTGGGTAAGTCTCTGGGTAACGGCACTGGTGCTGATTACATCCACAACCGTTCCTTCACGTTTACTGCTGGTGGTGTTACAGCCTTTACCGGCACTAACGAAGCAGCCTTTACTGATGCTGGTTTCCGTGCTGCTATCCAGTTGCTGGACGATGCTGACGTTCCGATGGAGAATCGTTATTTCGTGATTCCTCCGGTTCTGAAGAACACGCTGCTGGGTACAGACCGTTATGTGTCTGACCAGTTTGTTGGTGAGGGTGGTTCCGGTGGTATCCGTAATGGTCGTATCGGCAACATCTACGGTGTTGAAGTTTACGTTTCCACGAACGTCCCCACAGCCGCTTCCAGCGACAAAGCCGCTATGCTGTTCCATAAAGACGCATTCGTGCTGGCTGAACAAATGGCTGTTCGTTCGCAAGTGCAGTACAAGCAAGAATTCCTCTCCACTCTGTTCACTGCTGATACGCTGTATGGTATCAAAACAGTCCGTACAGACGCTGGTGTGGTTCTGGCTGTTCCTGCCTAACCTGTAGTCCTGAGAAGCCCCTACGGGGGCTTTTCTGCCTTCTAATGTGCTTTTAGATAAGAGTACATCACAAGTCACTAAAGAGGATAAAAATGTCAAATTACACAAAATTAACTAACTTTACCGTTAAAGACTCTTTGCCCTCTGGGAATACTGCAAAGATTATTAAGGGTACTGAGATTGACAATGAGTTTTCAGCTATTGCTGCTGCGGTGTCTACTAAAGCAGACGCAGAATCTGGTATGCTTAATAACGGTACTCTTGCTGGTACTACTGCTGTTACAGGCACTCTTAACATCTCTGCAACTACTACTGTTACTGGTGCTTTGTCTTCTACTACATTTAGCAGTGCTAACGCCACTATTACAGGCGGCTTTGTTGACAACACACCTATTGGTAGTGTAACGCCGTCTACTGGTTCTTTTACTACTCTGTCCGGTAATGGGGCCAACCTAACTAATTTAAACGCTGCAAACATTGCAACAGGCATTATTGGAAATGCCAGAACAACTGCGACATCTAATGCAACAGCAAACACTATTGTTCTTCGTACTGCACTTGGCGGGTTCTCTGCAAACCTTGTAAACGTAACTGGACTTACCTCTACAGGCACAGTTAATACTCCGACAGTCAATGGGGCTACTACATTGGCTTTGCAGACAGGCGGTGTTGCTCGGGTGACTGTTGATGCTGCGGGTAACGCAGGTCTGGGTGTTGTGCCGAGTGCGTGGGACAACACCGCTAAAGTTCTTGAGTTCTCTCTTGGTTCTGTTTCTTCGTCTAACGGACTTGGGACGGTTTTAAACCTTAACTCTTACTACAGCACAAACTGGAAATATAAGAGCTCAGGTGTTGGTGCAATGTTGTATTCCCAAGCGTCTTCTGGGCATTTATGGTCTGTCG